AGAATCATCTGGTTGTGACGTATATATAACCAGAAATAATAATACTGAAACTAGTATAATGTGGCTTGCTATTGGACCTAAGTAATCCTACCTCTTTCCTATTGCAAGCCATGATATTTCCGTATCGGTATCATTTGTTCTTAACACATATATATCAAATCCACTTGTTGTTGTACCTAATGCCCCGACTCCCAGTAATACTTTACCGGCAACAGACGATCTGGGAGTTATGAATACTTCTGGTTTGCTTTTAAAAGGCGTCTTAAATGTTACATGTTTTGAAGTTTGCTCATTTGGAACCGGAGTTATTGTGGTTTGACCCGTAAGTAGTGCCATTCCATCTAAAGCGGAGTTTAGTTCACGTGTCATTTCCTCTTTTAATTTTTCCACAGATATTCTTTTGGTCTGCGGTGAACCTGTTGTCGGCGTGGTGTCTATGATCAGATCATCTTTTCCGCCTACCGTTGTTATTAATTCTAACTCTTTTATTTTCTTACCTGTTGCTTCTGCCATTTTAGATTCCTCCTATTCGCTTATTACAATTATTTTTTCATTGTCTGCTGCAGATATCATTTCTCCTGCTGCAGTCTCCAGATTCCAGTTTTCCTGCGGTACATATTCCAGTACATTTCCATCTGCATCCAGTAACATCCCGCCTGCTGCCTCCTGGATAGGATGCAAGATATTTTCTACTGTCACCGATATTTTAAAAGTACCGGATACCGTAACGGTCTGTGGTGTAAGCTGTACGTCTGTGATCTTTATATTTATCAGTGCCATTACTTGACTTTCACCTCCACCGCTTCAACGAATATCTCCATTCCAATCTGATAGGTATATTTCAGGAGATATGTTCCCGGCTCCGGCGGTGTGATCATGGCTCTTAAAATATGTTTCTCGATGTCAGCCTGCCCGCTGGCTACGATATTTCCGGTATACTTTTCAGACATTTCATATTCTGCTGACAGGATATTGAACGGGTCATCATGGATACTGTGTATCCCTATCTGGATTATCCTGGTCTCTCCCATATCCATTTCACATTTCAGGGCCATCCTTAACACCTCCTGTTACATATCGGCTGTAATAATTCTGCGTAAAAAGGTGACGGCAGCACCTCCGCCCAATACGGGCATGGAATAAGATGTACACAAAGACTCGACGGGTCAAATGTAAGCAGCCACCTTGTCGTAAAGCAGTAGTTTCCTGCTTCATCCCAGGCTGTAAGCTCTACGATATAGGTCCCGTCAATGTCAACGGGAACGGTGGTCTCCCACACATCCCCGTCTCCCTTTGTAAAAAGCACGTCCCTGCCGTCAACCTTCCCTTCAAGACGCGCCACCATCTTAGTCAGTCACGGTAACACTGATAACAAATGTCTTGCCAGCGTCAACCGGATTTGGTGTGATCGTTACGTCTGTGATACTCGGCGGTGTCGTATCCAGAGTAACTGTCCTGGTAACTGTGGTCTGTTTACCGGCCTTGTCCGTAGCAACGACTGTGATCGTGTTGGAGCCTGCGGCCAGTGTCAGGGCTTTGCTGAATGTTCCATCGTCGTTCACTGTCACAGCCTCAGCCGCTCCGCTATTCAGTTTAACGGTCACTGTACACGGGCTGGATGTGACATCATTTGTCGTACCGGATACGGTGCAGGCTGCCTTATTTGTGATCAGTCCATTTGCAGGACTGGTAATACTCAGTGTCGGCGGCACGGTATCAACCTTAAAGGTTACGGATTTCTGCGCAGCCGCATTTCCGTCGTAGTCGTTCGCATCCACCTTGATCGTGTGGCTGCCGTCCGCAAGGGCTGTGGTCGGCTTATATGTACATTCATATCCACCTGAAACTTCATTTTTTGTGATTCCTGATGTAATGGCAGCACCACTGTCAATTGTGATCTTAATGGTATCCGGGTTCACGCCAGAATCGTTGTCAGTCACTTTAAATTTGATCTCAGGTGTATTGTTTGCAAGATATGCACCCGCTGTCGGCGCTGTGATCGTGATGACCGGCGCTACCTTCTCTTTTACTACCAACCGAAGCTTACTTCCCAGTGTCGCGTCTGATGCATCTTTTGTGGCTACGTTCCCGGCTTCGTCTGTTGCTTTAACCGTGACTCCATAATAATGCCCTGACTGCTTATAACTGGAAGTCGCGGGAGCTGTTATGGTTGCTTCCCATTTTCCCGTGGTACTGTTTTTTGTAAGTGTTGTAGTCTGGCCATTGATTATGACCTGCATTGTTTTTACTGCCATGTTATCCCTCCACTATGATCGTTTTATTCAGCGTCGATTTGATGCTTAAAATATCATCGTTAATCTGTTCTACGCTGATATCTTTTAATTTTTCGTAGACTGCATTTGCGTTTGATGCGGCAGTTGTTGCTTTCCCTGCTTCTGTTGTGGCCTTCCCTGCTGCCGAATCTGCCCTTCCTGCTGCCGCTGCCGCATCATCTGCGGCCCGCTGTGCCTCCAATGCCTTTAAATCAGCATTACTTGTAGATGCATCCGCCGTTGCCGCGGCCTGCAGTGCTTTCTTCGCTGCATCCGTTGCTGCATTCTTTGCGTCAGTCGCATCTTTTATGGCTGCGATCGCCTCCTGTATGGTCTGTTCCAAAATTGTGAACTCGTCCTTGCTTTCAATTCCCGATGCATCCACGATTGATTTTTGCACTTTCAGCAAAAAGAGAAAGCTTGTTACCTTTTCAGTTTCCCGGTATACCTGTATCTGTCCCAGGCATGTTCCGGTTTCCGCAAGCATCTGCGTAGTCGCCTTTACGGACACTAAATTGTCCCGTATCTCTGCATTACGGTAACTGGCAAGGCCACTGGGCTTTTCGATATATATTTTTGCTGACATATCGCTTGAAAGCACGATATCCTGTGCCGAAAATAATACTTCCCTGCCTGAATCCCCCTGTACCATCTCTATCACTGCCTGTATCCCCTTCCGCATGAAGTATACTGGCACGATATGCTGTATCATCCCTTCACCTTCTTTCAATGGATTCCAGGTATCCATCTTACAAGATAGACACCTTTCGGCGGCGGCGGTGTCACTCCCCGCAGATATCTGCGCACCTCCACCAGTTTCCCGCTGTGCGTATATGTGCTGGCCGTTTTTACTCGCGGTCCTATTCCCGAACCATGGCCTACGAACTGGTCATTTCCCAGATACATTTCTACATGCGTAGATGCATTTGGGTCATCGCTGTTACCCCAGAATACCAGGTCCCCACGCTTCGCCCCTGAAATCTGCTGCATGTCCAAAGAAAACACATCCTCATAATTCGGATTGTGCCACACCAGGTCCCCATGCTCCATCTGGTCCCCGGTCCATGTTCCAATCTGGATACCTGCCCCGCGCTCAAATGCTTTCCACATCAGCGAAGAACAATCGCTATATCCTGTAGGCTCATCAAATACGCGTTCCCTCAGTGCTCCATCCTGGGAATAGGTATTCTTTCCAACGCGGCTAAGTACAAGCTGTACAACATCCTCAATCTTGCTCTCTCCGTATGTGAGATTTTCAAACCAGTACCGGGCATTCTGTTTTCTCTCTTCCAGTTCCGGTACTCCCGGTCTCTCATAATTTCGCATGAACGCCTCTGCCAGATATTCCGGTGATTGCGTGGATTGTGTAAAAGCCGAAAACGAGAAATTAAAAGAGGAAGTGGCAATCCATTGCTGGTTATTTGCCACTTCCCATAAAATACATTCCAATTGTCCTTTAAAATATGCTGTCGGATTACCGGTATTGTTTCCCCATGGATATCCTCTGGCATCCGCCCATTCTGTATACCCTGTTGCCGGTGTCCACTGCACCAGGCCATATCCTCCTGACATATTCCCATATCTAAGGTCCTGCCATAATCCCGGATTCATCGTAGATTCTCGTTCCATGTTTCCCAGTATCCCTGCTACTGCATTTTGTGTCCACCCGTTACTTATCAGATAATCTGCAATATACTGGGCATTCTCTGTCATCTGCGACCGCTCTAGGTACATATTGCTTATGATCAGTGACATCTTCTGTCCTCCTAAAATTCATTTCCGTTTTTATCTCTCCCGCCTGACAGCCAGCCTTTTGAAAAATCCAGATAAGTCCCATCCGAAAATTCCGCCCTTCCGCTCTTAGCTCCCTGGACGTATGTTCCGCTATCCTTTATCCCTGTCTTTCCAAATCTCCAGGCGTTCATGATATTATCTTCAAATTGTATTGAAAATGAATTACTTTTAGGTCCCATTGTGATATATGGGGTTACCCCCCGCAAGTCTCCAGTTGCTTCGTCCAGTGTTGCCCCGCCGCTTATCCTAAAAACTCTAACCTTTTTACCGTTAAAATCGGATAAAAGGCTTATTGCCCCCGGTGTGATACTCACGTACAATCCATATCCGTCTCTTTTTGACTCTATCTCTCCCTTTAAATGGGCATTGTTCATTGAGGCTTCCCCGGTATCCAGGTTAATATAGAACCCTTCCCCAGTCTCCTCGTTGTAGTTTCTGGATGCTAGAAGGCCTGCTACGATACAGTCCGCGATGAACCCATATCCTGTCCCAAATGTCCTCCAGTCCCAGTCCTTTCCATCTGCGGTACGCTCCGACGCGATCATGAACCCCTTTGTTCCGATACACATCGCTCCAAAATCCGGGCTTTCCGGGTCCAGGTCCTCACAGATCATTGCTACAACCTCTGCCTTTTTTGCTCTTGTACTCTGCGCCCGCAGTTGTGTTATGGCAGCATTCATGATTCCTATAATCTTTTCGCCTTTCAGCCCGCCACTTTCTGTGATCGCCTTTGCCGCCGCCTGCATGACCAGAGACATTTTATCAAAATAATTCGATTCAATGTCTCCGATGTGCAGGTTGGATATCCTTTTCAGCACACAGTCATATGTAAGACTTGTCACTCTTCCTTTTGTGACGATATCCAGATTTTTATTTTCGCATTCTATGCTGTCTCCCAGGTTGATTTTTACCAGGTCCTTGATGTCTTCGTACTCCACTGTGTTTTCCAGCGGAACAAAGTTTATATCATATGACACTTCCGGTTTATCAACTCCATTTGTAAAATCCTGCTTCGCACGTTCCACAAGAGCTGCACGCAGTTCTTCCATGGTCTCATATCCCTTTTCATCCTCCCCTGTGCAGTCCTCCTGCAGCTTAATGTCGCTATACTGCACAACTTTTGTGTAGATAATGGGATACTTCTTGATATTCTGGCTGTCGACCCATGGTTTATCCCCATCCAGCATATATCCGTTGTATGCTTCTGGAATAATCCGGGTGATCACGTTGTCAAAATTAACATGCTCTTTAATTCCCTGCAGGTTATACCCAAATGCAACTCTGGCCCCGTGATCTCCTCCGGCGCGTTTATTTAAGGTCACATGATAATTATTGTAAATCGGTTCTCCGCCCCAGCGGTTGATAAAACTGTTTTCGTCATCCCCGTTTATGGCCTGCAGCAAATTCATTTTGATAAAATATGCTGTCCTGGAACTCCTTATATCTGACTCTGCAGTGTACTGTGTTCCCTGTGTTAAAATCTGCAATGCCTCATTCCCGGTCTTATTTGTGGGACGTTTATCAAGTATCGCAACCTCTTTCCCGCAATCATAAAAAATGGGATATGCTTTTGCGGTCACTCCTGAATCTGATTTTTCATGTTCGTGGATACGGAACAATTGTCCCTCTCCTATATTTGTATCCGCTTTTATGACGGCTCCTGATTTTATCAGATTTGCGTTTTCATCCGGAGGATTCTCTAAAGTCAGTTCCCATGTGCCTTTCAATATCTCTTCTACTTCACAAGATATAGGGCGCAAGACCGCATCACCGTTTTTTTCATAATCCCTGTTTCCTGCTTCATAAATCTGTATCATTCGCTCCTCCATCTCGGTGTTATGTAAAAGTCGAACGCGCTCCCGGTCATAAGTTCATTTTTCCCGGAAACCAACCGCAGTTGTTCGTAATCTCCTGTGATCTTACGATTTGCTTTTACTCCACCTGGCTTGTATGCCACTTCCCGCTCTGTGTCTATGATGATCTCTCCATCGACTGTAGCGTGCATCCAATTTCCATTCACGGAAAAGGAACACACCCCTTTTCCGACGATCCGATAAATGGGGCAGCACCGGTCAAGTGCATTTAGGATTGTCTTTGACAAACATGTAGAAAAAATCGTATTCCCTCCTGCATCAAGTATTTTGTTTCCGTCTGCAGTAGAAAGATACACAGGTGTAAGCTCCTGTTTCCACTCTACGTTTCCGCCTTTCAGGTACATATACGGGTCGCAAACAAATTTTGCCTTAAATCTTCCGATTCGCTTCGTAACACGCGTGTTTTCTTCTAATTTTACATAGGATACCCGGTAATAATAATCTGGGTCATCACTGAACGCCAAAGGCGCATTTTTGGCAGACAGCCATTTTCTCGCTGTCCTCCAAATCTGCGCCCATTCGGTTTCTGCTCCTATATAATTAAATTCCAGTGATATTTCTATCGGCTTTTTCCTTTTGTTATCAATGAGAAGGGTTCCATCCCGGCCCTTTATTTCAACTTCCTCAAAGTCATATTCTGGAGCCGGTATTGCCGGCCTCTCCACAGGCTGCAGGCGCAAGTCAGTACAGGTTGTATTATTAAATTCTACAGTCCAGATCACACCATCACCCCTTTTGTCATCATTTTACCGGTCTGTTTTTGGTCTATCCTCTTCATCACCATTTCGGTCAATAAATCCATTACCTTCTTGTCCCCGATATAGATGTTATTTTCTGCCAGCAATGTGATCCCCTCAAATACATCTTTCATTAAATTTATCAGTTCCTTATTATTCACCTGGTTCTCTTCTCTGATGTATGATTTCAGCTTTTCAATCGGCAGCACTGCTTCTTTTCCTGCTTCTCCACCACCCTGCATGTTTCCGTTTCTATCCATGCCGAATATGGTCGGTCGGTTCAGGATTGCACCATCTGCATTCCATTTAACACTCAATTTCGGTACGGATGGAGGCGTGAGACTGAATTTCCCTTTTATGCTGAAATGAGGCAATTTTATTTCCGGAAGTTTCCACTTGAAATCAAAGATACTTTTTATCTTGTCGATCGCCTTTTTCACTCCATTTTTAACGGATTCAAAGACTTTATCCACACCTTCCCGGAACCAGTCACACTTTTTATAAAGTGTTACAAATGCTCCAACCAGAATGCCAATTATAGTAATGATCATCCCTATGGGATTTGCTGACAAAATCCCCCAAAGTCCTTTTGCTCCTTTTCCCACAGAGCCAATAGCTCCTAAAACTTTCGGTCCTCCACCGGTCACTATCCCTATTATCTTTGAAACCATTCCTGCTGCCGCTCCCACTCCAGAAGACATTTTGCCGATTATCATTAAAAGCGGTCCAACGGCTCCCACAACTAATGCTATGGTGATGATCATTTGCTGCTGTTCCTCTGACAGTCCGCTGAATTTATCCATCGCCTTTGACAATATATCTACCAGTTTTTCAACATACGGCATTAGTGTCTCACCCAAAGGTACGGCTACATCTGTAACAAAAGTTCTTCCCAAAGTCTGGAGATCACTTTTCAGGTTATCATATTTAAGTTCTTTCAGTTTTTCCAGCTCGTCCCCTGTTGCATATGCTCCGTCATATATATTTCCCAGGGCAATCACCGCATCTTCTCCTAAATCCTCCCACATGGTTCCAAACAGGTCCACACCCGCGGTATTCCTTGCGATCGGGTCCTCAATATTACTTAATGCCTGCATCGTTTCCGTAAATGCCTGCTTTGCGCTGTCTCCTCCTGCGGCAAATTTATTTGCCATTTCATCAGCCTGCAGCCCTAAAAGCTCAAACCCTTCCTGCGTTGTGTTTGAGCCGTCAATCACACGGATAGACAATTCTTTTACGGCATCACCTACTTTATCAAGATTGAATGCGCCATTGACCGTTCCTGCTTCAAATACTTTGAACATATCTTCGGCATCAAAGCCCACTTTAGAAAATTGTACGGAATACTCAGATATGTTATCAAGAAATTCTCCTGAATAATCCAATCCGTTTTGTGCTCCTGCCGCGATCATATTGAACGCCTCATTACCACCCATTCCGAAATTATCTATCAGCGCCTTTGCCGCCCGCACAGATTCCGATACGTCATAATCAAAGGTATCACGCAGCGTCAACGCGGATTCCGTCAGATTTGTAAGTTCTTCCGTATCAAAGGCTCCTATCTCATTTTTCACCGTAGCCATTGATGCAGCAATATCTTCAAATCCTTCCCCGAAATTATGTTTATATATATCTTCCAGGGATTCTTTCCAGTAGTCTGCGCCCTTTGCCGCAAGTCCAGTCTTTGCCAGGAAGTCATTGATTCCGGCATTCATATCGTCTGCCGCATTCACTACTGCTCCGCCTGCTGCCGCTATTCCCGCAGACATAGGCATAAGTTTTTTCCCTGCTTCTGTGGTCTTATCTCCGAAATCCTTTAATTTTTTAGAATACTCTTCGATTTGAGCGGTACCATTTTTCAGCTTTTTTGTTACTTCTTCCAGGCTTTTCTCATATTTGTTCAAAGTTGCCCGTGTCTCGTTAACCTGGGCCTGCTTTTTTTGTATGGCAGCCTCGTTTCTGGCCTCGCTGTTTTTCAGTGTTTCAAGCTGTTTTTCGCACTTCTCTGCTTTGTTGGAGTAATCAGCATAGCCTTTTTCCGCCTTTGCCAGCTCTTCCTTTTTCTTACTGATCGCTTCAGCGTTCTGTTCCTCTGCATTTTCCAGTTTTTCAAGCTCCGCCTTTATGTCTTCGCATTTCTTCCTATAATTCTCTGCGGTCTTTTGAGTAGCTTCTAACTGTTCCTGCTTTTTGGCTATTTTCTCTGTATTCTTTCCAACACCATCCGTAAGCTCTTTCAGCTCACCCTCCAGCATTTTTACCTTGTCTGAATAATCCTTTGTCTGCTGGGAGAGATACTTTTGTGTATCTTTCAATTTCGATACAGATTTTGTGCTTTCATCCCACGTTGATTTTGCCAGGTTGAACTCACTTCTGTTTTCCTGGATTGATGCGTTTACTTCCTTTAAACTTTTGTTGAAATCAACACTTCCATCTGCCTTAAAGACAATCCCTACCCGTTTCAAATCATCTGCCAGGGTTTTCACCTCCTCCCATCTGCAGGTTCATAAAGTATGAATAACATTCATTAAAGAAAAATGGGCATGAGTTCCAAAATTCCTCTTCACTCATTCCCATTTGCTTTGATGCAACTGCATACGCAGCCCAGTCTATCTCTGGCCCGTCTGCCTCTTCATCCTCTGCTTTGCATCCTGTTTTTTTTTAAATTCTTCCAGCTTTTTAATGAACTCGTCCCATAAAGCCTCTATCTCGTCTGTATCCATAGGTGTGAGCTGCAGGGCCTCATCAAATGTGACCTGTTTTCCATTTGAGCGAAGGATAACATATATCATTTTTGCGGCAAATTCCATGCTCTCCTCTTCGCTCATTTTTCCCTTTCCTGCCTTTTTCCTCTTTCCGATTCTCTTCAACATCGCTTCTGCCCCAGATTTCTGTAGATAGTATAATGTTCCGAAGTTGATGTTGACAGGCAGCCTGCTACCATCTGTTAAGTTTACATAATGTGTTTTCATTTATTGATCACCTCAACTTCCCGCCGGTGAACTTCCAGCGGCGGCAGCAAGGTCTTCTTTCGTCAAAATGGGTTTTGTGAAGAATTTCTCTTCCGTTAAACCTGCAGGCATGTTCATGTCAGTTGAAACTTTTGCAACAACGTCCCCGTCAGAATTAAATGGGTATGCCTTAATCTTAATAGTATCATTCTGTTCTGCTGCCTTTTCTTCACTTGTAGATGTATCATCACTGTTCTCTGTCAGCTTACATTTTGGATACCAGTCATAGCGCACTTTCCCACCTTTCAGCGCTACGACCTTACCATACGCAAAATACGGGCGTTTTCTTCCACCACCCGAAAGGATAAGCCCTCCCTCGTCTACCAGATCTCCGCGCATCTTTGCAAGTATTTCATCTGTGATACCAACAACTTCCTCCTCAATATCTACAGATGAGATATTTGTGTCACTGTCGTAAATACTGCCTGATGCGTAAACAGGTTCGGAACCTGCATTTTCTGTTATCTTTACTGATTTTACTGTTGCCTCTCTTGTAACGTCGGGTTCATATTTATTTGTCCAATCACCGTTTTCATCCGGTACATTAAAGCAAAAATACTGTGCACCTACAGTCTCTTTACGTGACGGCTTGCTCGTTTTAATTCCCATCGTCTTCCTCCTAACCAAATAATTCTTTTATCATCAGATTGTTATACATTCCTTTGTTTCTTTCAAACGTAGGCCGCACATGTGGGCTGCCCTTTGGTGCCCTATGCGTACCACGCTCTACCATTGGTCCGTAATATTTCCCCCAACCGACCTCTACTTCTCCCCGGCTCCTGCGGTATGACATTGTATCCAGCAAATGTGTATATCCGGCCTTATGGATATCGGAACGTGGTTTTGGGAGCGCCATTACATCCTTTACCAGTGCTGCAGCCCCTTTCTCCAACACATTCAGTATGTTATCCTGCGATGTTTTCTTTCCGTATTCGTTCAATAGCTTTTCAAGCTCGTCGAATCCATCCGTATAAAATTCCGCGTCGCTCATTCTATCACTTCCAATGCAAAATAGCTGTGGAATACTTTATCTTCCTCCACATATTCGTGATAGATCACTGGATGCATCCCGGCCTCCCGCAAGTAAGCTCTTAACTCTAAAAGTTTTTTATCTCTGGGTGCTTTTGAGTAAAAGCTGACCTGATACGTTGCCTTTGTATCGTACTCCTGGCCGGATGCGGTGATATCCTCCCAGATATAGTCCCAGTACACAATGCGCGGGAATGTGTTCATATTCTGATTACTTGTTACCCCTTCATTAACCGGTATTTTGGTCTTATGTAAAAGGGCACTCAGTTCTGCCTTTGTCATTTTCCAGCACCTCTATCTGTCTTTCCGGCCTGATCAATGTAAGTTCTGTTTCCGGGAACCCATTTTTATTGACAATATGCGCTGCATTGTAAACCTCATGCTGCACACCGTCTATGATGCATACACATTTGCTGTCAATCTGCCTGTATCTGGGTATCCTGATTTTCATTGTTACTTCTATCCCGGCCTGCTGCATCTCATATTTTACGCGATCAAACACGGAAATCTCAGAATACCATACGGTCATATTCTGATTTACAAGGTATTCCATGGGATAATCCTGTGTTTCATCTGTCCATTTGCGGAAGAGAGAAAAGCGACCGTCTGTATATTCAGGTAATTCCTTCATTATGACGCCTCACTTTCTAATTGCCATTGCAGGATAACACTGGAATAATTATCAAAAAACTCATTTGTCTTATGGTGGTATGCATAATACACATAGTTTTTTAACAGTCCCCGGCATCTGCTGTCCCCTTCCGGGTCATATGCCGGGTTCAGTCCTTCCAGCCATGCAGCACCTTCTTTTATATAATTCATCAAAGCCACGTCTTCAAAGTACGGTGGGATCTGAAATTCGTCCCGCACTTCATCTGCTATTTTCTCAAAAGGCTGCATACGCTCACCTCTCTTATGCTGTCGGCGTTGTTACCTGTGTAACCGGTAATACATACTCTTCCAGTTTTGTCACGTCAAACACCACCGCTGTATCATTATCAATCGCTCTTCCGTTTGCATAGCATTTTCCAATGATCACATCTGCATCTTCCATAGCCTTTGTCTGGTCATATGTTTTCATATCAATGGATGACGCTCCCATCACATACATATCTGCGATCGTAAAAATAGCCTTTCCTTCCGGTACGTTGGCGTCTACAATCTTCTCGATGTTCATAAAAGATGTATTTCGGTATCCGCCTGCCAGTGATTCTCCGTATAAAGCAGGATCCACATATTCTGCTTCATCTTTCGGATTGCATAACAGGTAAAGCGTACCAATAGCGCGCAGTCCATTTTTCGTAAGTGTCTTTCTCACACCGGCAAGTCCTTTTGGGCTAAACTTTTTAATATTTGTGACTACTGTTTTGGCCTTATTTGTACCGTCCTCGTTTGTCGTTCCTATCATCCTCATGATACCGATAGGTGCCTCTTTCCCGTCTCCATCCAAAAATCCTCTTACAAGTCCGTCCTGCATTGCTTCTGCCAGGATAGCTGTAAAATATCTATCCACAAAAGGAAGGGCCAAGTCCTGAATAGCCTTCGGGATAACCAGTGCAACGTGAAGTTTTCCAACTTCGATATTAAGTGAAGAGAAGCTTGCGCTTAACTCAGACGTGATCTCTTCTGTAAGCGGCCCCCACTGTGCTGCGCCTGAATGCTCTGCCACCAGCCATCTTTTCACATTTGCTGGAGCAAATCTCACCAGTTTCAAGATGTCACTCTTTTTCTTGATATCATCCAGTGTTCTATCAATGATCTCCTCCGGGATGATATCAACCTGCTTCGCTGTGATCGCCTGCTTGATATCCTTGAATTTTTCATAAAACTGTTTTTCTTCTGTCGAAAGACTGCGCAGTCCCAGCCGTTTCCTGTACTCTTCGTCAACTGCTGCCTTTGCATTCTGTTCTGTCAGTTCATCAATCAGTTTTTTGTGCTTTGCTGTAGCGATCATATCGGCAGCCTGGTAAATGGCTTCACTTTTGTCCTCAGCATCGTTTAAAAGCTGTAAAACCTGTTCCTTCAATTCCTTGTCTAATCCATCAATTTTCATTTATTTTCTCCTTTCTTGCCATCAAAAAAAGCCTGGAACGGGTCTATCCGCTGTTCCGGCTCTCTTTTTACTGGGTTTGACATTAAAAATTCTTTTAACTGTTCCTGGGAAAACTCTTTATTCCTCAACTGCTGCCTCAGATCATGAATCTCCGCTATCAACTGCTGCGGTTCCGGTTCTGCCTCTGCTTTTGTTCCGATCTTGTCGATCAGTCCATAGCTCAATGCATCCTGTGGTGTAAGTACAGTCTCCGCGTCCATCATTTCCCTAAGCTGCTGTTCTGGTACTGTGCACCTTTTCATGAATAACGCAATGCACGATTCCATGTAGGCATCTAACTGGGCGGCGGCATCTCTAAGCTGCTTCGCATTTCCCGTTGCAGTTGTCCACATATTATGTATGATGGCACTTGTGCCGTCTCCCATGATACGAGTATCACATGCCTGCAGGATTGTAAAAGCAATAGAGTGGCACACACCGTCTACAATCCCCGTCTTTTTTCCTCCATGCTGCTGCAGTAAATTGTAAATGGCTGTTCCCTCAGATACCGAACCTCCATTTGTATTAAAATGCAGTTCAATATCATCTGTTTCTGGTATCGCGTCGAGTAAGTCCCTGAAATGTTTCGCCGACGTTTCAGATTCATCATATTCCCACGTTTCCCAGTTAAACTCTCCATACTTTGAAATATCATCATAAAGGTATATCTGATGGATGTTTCCATCAACCTTCTGCAGACAAAAGCTGATAGGTGTTAATTTCTCCATGGTTTCTCCTTTCTTTTTCTTATCATTTAACCCATGACTGGGAGATAAACGGACCACCTTCCTTTCTACGGTTTACGGTTCCTTATCACTTCCCTCACCCCCTTCCAGGTCAGTTGTGTAATTCTTTGTCACAACTCTCTCCTTGCTGAACTCTGTATCCAGCGGTTCCCATCCGATTGTCTGCCGCAATTCATCTAGGTTAAAACCAATGCTGCGCAGTTTATCCATATTTGCCGCACTATCTAAGATATCCACATGTTTAAAGTGTGAAACATCAATCCATACGTCATCACCTTTGGCAAACGCAGCCTGCCCCACTATCTTAGCCCGCACGGAATCATTGATGATCTCTTTAACCGGGCTGACAGCATAGGTTATAAATTCATTTGTCGCATCTGATTTTTCTGTAATGGTCCCCATAAATGCGCTGATCGGAATGTCATATTCCATGGAGCATCCTGCGAAGATTTCCTCCGACATCTTTTTAATGTCTTCGCTCTTGATCTGGCTTTCAATCTTCAGCGGTTCCAGTGTTATCCCTTTTCCCAGCATAATCACGCTCAGATCATCAGATTCTAATATCTTTTCAATCTTCCCTTTATACTCTTCTCTTGTTATCCTTTTCTCACCGTTTTCATTCTTTTCCATAAGGGATATATTTGTATCCGCTGCCATCCTGAACTTCGGAGCGCTGCTTATCTTCTGCAACTGTAAATATGCCGATAAGACAGAATCATACAGACTCACCACTTTATCCAGGTACTGCTTCTTTTTTTCTCCCCTGGTCCTGAAATGTAGTATCTCGTCTGCGGCAAATTCTTTGTCCAGTCGATATGTCTTCCCATTACAAGAGATCACTATGTTTTTGTAACTATTTGGTCTTAATACCACGTCACTGATATTATAGGAATCTACAATATAATATTTCCCGTTCAAGATGCACACAAGCGCCTCCTGCCTGATCAGCAATCGTCTTACAACTGTTTTCCAAAAATCTGTTGCAGTCTCATTATCATTAGGCTGTATGTTCAATCGCCAATAGAGTTCATCTTTCACTCTTTCCCCTTTTCGCTGCACAACAAATTCACTCTTTGCAATGGCATTTGCGATCATTCCCACAGCTTTTTCAATGGCAAATTTTGATAAAAGGAGCTTTGCCCCATCCACGCTTATGATATCCATATAGGATTCCATTTCACCTTTTTTATCTTTAAATAAAAAATCAAACATAAATCACACGCTCCTTTATTTCTTCCTTGCTGTACATTCCCGCTACAAATGCCATAAATCCATCATTCTTTCTTAATTTCGGTTCGATTTTTCCGAACGTTTTATTTCCATATTTGTCTGTCGCAACACAGGTATTGTTGGTATACCATCTCATGATCGCTGACGGTCCGTAGTTAATTTTCCGTTCGCTGAAAAGACTTTCTATCTCAGGTGCTATGATTCCACATACGGAACCAATTTTTCGTATCAACCGGACAATTCCCTCTGGGTTATCCCTGCTTTCTATGGATATCCCTGCCTCTTCAAACGCCATTTTGAAGAGAGTATATCGGTATGTATCCATGGTTATCTTCACTACCTGATATTCCGTCATTTTCTGCAGGCACCAGTTTACAATGTCCTGTATTGATATCACCGGGTCAGTCACAATTTCAAAATCTTCAAATTCGTCCTGCCCGATTCGGTTCAATGGAAATTTAATGGATTCAAAAAATGGCGACTCCGCGCACACCCACGTATGCTGTCTCCAAATATAATCATTCTCATCCCCTTCTGTCAGCACACCTGCAGATGCAAAATCCCGCACATCCGCATAATCAATCGCCAGGATCGCAAGCTTTCCCTTCGTATCCGGTGTGCGGCGCGGTGTCTTTTCCTCCGTATCCTCATAACAGCAGGCAAGTATATTTTCCCACTTTGTCACTGTCTCCTCTTCATTTCTCTCTGGCAGGTTTAGGCGTTTCGTGAAAAACTCCGGCATTTTGCTGGGAAGTTTCTTCATTTCCAGATAATCTTTTTTTATCTGGTTTGCCAATATCGGCATAAATTCCATGGAAGGGTTTGCTTTATGCCATGCCTCCTCATCGTCCGCCTCTTCCTTACTATCCAGTTCACAGACAAAAGGAAAATATCCCAGTTCATTTTCTCCTGTGGTCAGAATCTCTGTCACCATGGATAATAATTCATCAAGCGGACCATCTCTGACATATCCATTCGTGGTGATGATAAACTCCCGGGGGTGTTTTACTTTTCCCAGGGCGGATTCAAATACATTGATCTGCTCATAATTTTCATAAGCATGGATTTCATTCAGGATAAGGCATCCAGGTCGTTTCCCATCTTTGGTCCCTGAATTTGATGTGTTGTATTTCATCTCCGAACCGGTCACATTGTTGGTTATCAATTCCTTCGTCACCTTGAATTTCCCTTTAAACTTCTGGGTACTCATCACATCATAGGCAACCTTAAATGTATCCTTTACCTGCTGCTCCGCATTCGCTACGATTTCAATATGATAATTCTTCACACCATAGAGCGGGGTCTGTAAGAAATTTACCAGCGGAACTATAAATCCATCTTTTCCGTTTCCCCTGCCCATCATGATAAAAAAATTTGAAAATATTGGGATATCATTTTTATACATGAACACAAATGCATATATAAATTTCTGATATGGAAAAAGCGGATAATAATTTGCTTCGCAGTATTTTATACAGTTGTAGTATGTTTTTTCATCAAAAAAAATATCATCTCTCTCCAATGTTGGAAGGACGATATTTTTTATCAGCAGCTTTCTTTTCTTATTTATCCATTTGGGGTGTTCTTTGACATATTCCAGGTATTCCTCAATCTCTTTAACAATAATCTTTCTCATCGTTTCCTTCGTGCATGGGTTCCTGCAGATTTAAGTCTTTCAGGATTTTCAGCATTGTAACTGTGGTCTTCTGCAGGTTCATGACAGATTCGTTTTCTTTTTCAACTGATATTCCATTCCCATTTACGGCCTTGTATCTAATCCCCTTTTCTTTGATATCCGCTATCAGCTTTCTCTTCAATTTCCAGTAATACATATAATCATTTGCAAGCTCAGTGTAAAAATCTGCTGTCTTCCCCTGTAATCTCAACTGCTGCATCAATGATTCTTTCATCTGTTTCTCCGTCATTCCCCTTCACCACCTTTCATTCGTCTGGAATATGTCAATTACTTCAAATCGTATATCCGAATGCAGGTACAGGTTTAATATCTCCTCATTTTTCTGTAGCACGGCATCCAGATTCTTTAAATCTCTATCCCTTCCCCTCTGCAGGATATTGGTTCTGCACTGCGTATAGGTTGTATTAATCCAGATGTATTTCACATCCATATTTTCAAATATTTCTCTTTCTTTTCGCGTCGGATAACAGGTAATGTGATAAATTCCCTTACTTTTTAGCTCATTTTCTAACGTAAAATCAAGTTGTTTTTCCTTATTACCCAATTCATCACAATCACTGACAACTCCTGTTTTTCCTTCACAATATAAGGTTTTTCCGGCTCCTATCATTCCGCAGACGCATGTGATCATACCCCCTACCCCCTTTTCACGCGTAAATCAGATTTTCTCCACAGTCGTGGCCACATCCCCGTTCTCCATTTAAAAATAAATCGCAGAGATTTTACCGGGGGGGTATCTACCATTTTTCTTCTGACACCAGCTTCTTTTTCCTGACAAACCTTTTAGGGTTCCTTCCGTGTCTTATATTGTGGCACTGTGTACATAGGCTTATCAGGTTATCATCCTCCAGCGCACGATCTGGATACTCTTTCAGCTCTTTTATATGGTGAACCTCTACAGCTCTCCTTATCTTTGTGTCTTCTCCATGTAACCTTGTGCCTGTTTCCTGCGCTTCTCTTAATCTTCTCCTGCAGTCCTGGCATTCAAATAAGTCCCGCTGCAGTATTTCAATCCTTTTACCCTTCCACTCTTTTGAATTGTAAAAATGCTTTACTTCTTTTTCTTTCATAATCGGCATAACCGGAATCGAACCGGTGACACACGGCTTATAAGGCCGCCGCTCTAACCCCTGAGCTATATGCCCATAATAAAAGCGCCCAGCCAGTTATCTGACCAGACGCGCTCTATTGATTACTGGGAATGTTGGGTTTGAACCAACGACACTGCGGTTAACAGCCGCATGCTCTACCGACTGAGCTAATCCCCAACATTGCACCGCCGTAACGGTGCTGTTATCCCACACCCGGGATATGCGGTTTAAGTGCATTGTACCGCCAACTTGCCACCGTTTTTTATGAGGCCGGTATCGAATATCCCTCAATCCGCTTTTGGCTTCAGAACCCCCTCGCAACTCCACCCAGGGACGTCTCCCATGTTCTTTACGCCACACCGCTTTCTTGTCGTTGGTATCACGACAATGATACAGATGTTTTGCTTTATACTTATCACTGCCCGGCTCTTCTGTCCGTGGCAGCGGAGAGGTTGTAGTTAATCGGTTCCCCCAGCGGCGGGTTCACCTCGCTCATAAAATTATATTAAGGAGTGGCGGTCTTTGTGGCTCTACCACAAGGCGCCGCCTGGCCTGATTCAGCCACCGGGCCATGACACCCGGCAGCCTAATAACAAAGAGGATATATGAAAGATAAAGCAATGAACCCATTGGCTCTATTGTTATTATACATGTGCTTTCTGTGCTTTTTGTGCGTTTTTTAAATAATCATCTATTCTTCTGCTTATACGGCTCCGATCTAAGTGTAAACGCTTTGCGACTTTGGTTTGTGACGGTTTGATCTCTCCATCAATAAAATACATCTGAAAGATTCTACGCGTTGTACTATCTCTGATTTCACCCACAAATTCCTCTACTTCTTTACATTCCTTTTCCAGTCTCTCCTTGCGCTTAATGTCTCTATCCTGCAGCCTTTCATATCTTTCATAATCAAAACCCATTACCCCTTCTGGGACCGGATACCCTTTCCTGTAATTCAGGATCGTGTCAACACTTATCATAGATTCGCTTTTCCAACGATTTGTCAGAATATACTCCAACTCTTTTATTTCTTGTCTTTTACTCCTATATGATATCAGCATTTCTTTTGTCATTTTCAATGGCATCACCTCCCTGTATCCGTGTCCTGCTGCCACCAGAACATTAATCAATCTATAATGTTTTTTGACTAGTAATACTTCTGTTTATCTGTTTTATTCCAGAATACTATTCTCGTTTCAATACCTGCTGCATCCAGCTTTTCTTTTATTCTTTTCATCTCTTCACAGAAAAACCGTTCTCTACTATTTTTTCCTGGCATTGAACAATCCAACGGCCCTTCATCAACATCCAATAATGTTTTTAAACACTCTGCAGTTGTCTTTCCGAAACATCTAAATTTCCCCATAGTTAAATATGTCTTTTGCCATGTAAACAGCCTAAATCCAAGCGCTTTTTCAATTTCATCAAACTTCCTTTCTGCATCTGGCGGAAATTGTCTGCCGTATATTAATTCCGGCACTTTTGCCGAAGGACATGTGCTCAAAGCCTCTCCTAATTTTTTCCCCAAATCGTCAGGAAGAACACTTTCAACAAAATCAATAACTTCCTCTACATCCACATATCTATGCATACTTTTCTATACCTCCTCTTCAATACGGTTACGACGTTCCCATGCTATCATTGCCTCTTCTTCCGTTTTCTTTCTTCCTGTTTTTGCCCCGCAGTGGCAGCATATAATCTGATACCGCTTTCCTCTCTTTGTTGGTATCTCTGCAGTAAATTTTTCTTCACACCCGCAAAACGGGCAAGGTTTTAAATCACTTTTCATACATATCTGTCCTCCTATATAGTTATCCCACTGGATTCTTTGGATTTCTTTCCGGCAACTCCCGTAGCGGGCACCATTCTGGCTTACTCCTTAAATCCTCTATATATTTTTGTTTCGCCATACATCTGTACTTAACTGGTTCTGTTGCTTTTGAAAACCAGAAATTACATTTACTGCACTTCTCCGGCATATCCATAATTAACATTGCTTTGCTCATTCAGCACCTCCAATCCTTTCTCTGTATGCTCTCATATAATTTCGCATATACCACCGTTCGCAATCTTTGCAATAGCTGTTCCGGCGGTTCTGTCTTTTCATCAACCGGAACTCTGTCTCCTCTTTCTGGGTTCGGCATATGCTACACATCCTCAACTTGATAATCCTCCATAAACTCCCGAATTATCAGCATAACCAACGGGTACACCGTCTGGCTGTACATTTCCGCATCCACGGCAGTATCTTTTCCCGGCTACTATCCTTACGCCTGTACAGTTCTTTACTTCTTCACACTTTTTTTCATCTACTTCGACAAATTCATTTTTATTCATTTTTATTTTCCTTTCACAATTCTTTTATCTTTTCACCACAGTTTCATCACATTTTCCCGGTATAGTAATGCTCAACAAAGGGCGATAACCTTTTTCATATAGACTTTTCTTTTTCATACTGCCGGGCCTGCTGATCCGGCCCTCCTTTTTTATAGGCTCTTCCAGGCAATTACTTGCCCGTCCTTAATCATGTTTGATGTGTCATAGTTATACCAAACTGCGTCATCCTCCGCATAATATGCAATTATCTCACTCCCATCCTGCAACAACGCCTTTACATTCACACTGCATTGTTTATAATCAGGATCTCGTAGCGGCATATCATATGATACACTTACCCACTCACTCATCATTGCTCATACTCCATACTCTTGCAAAACTCCTTATAGCACTCCGTGCACCCCATAGTATCCACCAGACTACATGCTATGTACCCATCCTGATACACCGCCACATTGCACTTTAGGCACTCCTTTACCTGGCAGCCTTTGTATTTTACAAACCGCTGGCAATAGCTCACCGGATAAAATGTACCGCCTCTACACCAGTGTGCCTGCTCTCCCGGCTTATTCCAATCACTCCACCACTTCCGTGGCGGCTTGCCTGGGTGAGCCTTGTCGTATGGCTCCACCTTTGCCCGGTAATCATCATAGCAATCATCGTATAGGCAACGACCTGACCACCAGTACAGGCAGTTCCGACAGATACACTGTCCGCAATGTTTTATAGGTGTATTGTCTCTGGCCTGCAGGTAATCCGATATGGTAAGTTGTCCATTCATGGCATCACCCCCGGCATGTCAAAAATACTCATCTGATTATCGCTGTAATTCATCCATATGGTTTCTGTCCGCTTTAATCCTCCCTCTGCCTGCGTCTTGATGCTTTCTTTTCTCCATCCGATTAGCATATCGTTATACAGGTCATTGTCATAACCCGATATCATAACTTTTCCCGGATGATCTCTAAGCATCTCTAGCAGTTCGTAATGTTCGTTATCCTCCATCTCATGTTTGTAAAGGTAATTTTTCCTGGTGCCATGCAGATATGGTGGGTCTGCGTAAATAAATACATCTGGTGTGTTGTATCGTTTCAATAATTCCACTGCCGGAAGGTTCTCAATCTGGGCATTCATTAATCTGTCACTGGCCCATTTTAACCTTTCCGGAATCTCGCGCCATTCTTTCGTTGTGTGTGGACTACTGCTCTGTTGGCTGCTCCTAAATCCATTGCGATATAGATTACTACACCCAAATCCCTGCCAGCAACGAACTGCGAACCGTCTTGCACGTTCAACATCAGTGACGATCTCTGTTTTATCAAATGCAGCGTAATACTCATCTCTAGCATATGGCGTCAGCTTCAATGCTTCTATTAATTCCATTGGTTTGTCTCTGATAACCCTGAAATAATTCACAACACTTCCGTCCAAATCATTCAATGTTTCAATTCTTGCCGGAACCTTTGAGAAAAAAACTGCAAGGCTACCGGCGTATGGCTATATATATACCTCATGTTGTGGTATGTAACTACAAATCCAGTCAGCAATACGATTTTTTGCTCCCGGATATTTTAATATTGCTTTCATGGCATCACCTCCTGGAAATCCAATAAACTCATCTTGCCCTCATCCACATCTCTATTGTCAAGCAAAAGAGTTTCCCATGACCGACCTTTCCCTTTTCATTTTTTCTCCTTATATCTTTTTGGTAACGGCATCCATGCAAGAACCCTTTCTTTTGCGCCGCAATATGTACCCCACATCAGTTTTCCTGATTCATTTGTTAAATAGTCAACATCCCTGAACGTCCCTTCTCCGAAATCATTCACCGCTACAAGGACATCTGTGTTAATATCTGGGAGGCTTTCTTCTACTGGTATCCACTCCTGGAACACTTTCTTTTCTATGATCTCCTCAGGTGTAAGCCCTGTGTCCTCATATTTTTTCAGTGCCCAGTATAATATCATTGCCTCTTCTTTTACCACTCTTGCATCAATAACTGCCCTTCTCTTCCCTCCGTCTATATATGTATCTGGAACTGTCAATCTCTCCATATCTATTCCTTCCCTTCTGGCAGGTATTGTGGGAATGCAAAAATATCCATCTGTTCCCACGTTCCTGACAATTCTTCTGCTTCCTGCTGCCGATCCGCCTTTCCTTGCGGTAAACACGGAAAATCAAAGAATTTGCAAGCAATCCACTGTGGCTTCCACTGTCTTGTTCCTCCGGCCTCCCTGTAAAGGCTGCAGTAAAATCTTTTTCCCTCCTTGATCAAATTGTCACACTCCGCACAGAGATACTGATGGTTTGTTCCACCGGAGCGCTTATACATCTCGCTTATTGCTCTCATAATTGTTTCCTCTTATCTACTCTTCTCTAAATTTGTGACCCTGCAGAAACGAATACACCTGCTGCCACAAATCCCAACATTTCACCTGTTTTCCATTGTATTTCTTTCCACCTGCTGCCACCCATGAGTTCAGCCATCCATTCTTTATCGCCGCTTCTATGTATGCCGGTGCCGACAGCTCCAATATGACCGGTTCCCTCATGGCCTTCAGTCCGGCAATCAGTGCTTTCAGTTCCACGGCCTCCCTGGTGTCTCCATGCTCTTTCTCTGCTTTCTTTACGGATTTGTGCTGATTTCCTTTGCCATCCACATAAAGTAGGTTCGCCGTGGCAGATTTTCCACAAATCCGTATACTTATCCTCACTTTTTTCATGACTTTACCTCTCAGTTAAAAGGCAGCTCTTCATCTATTCCGTCCGGCATCGTCATAAATCCGTCTGCATCAACCGGCATCCCTGACACCGGCGGCTCCTGCTGCCCCTGGTTCCCGTCTGCCATTCTTTTGCTTTCAGCAAATTCCTGACTTTCCACCACAATATCAGTGGTGTATACCTTATTTCCCTCACGATTTACATAGCTGCCTGTCTGTATCCTCCCGCAGACTGCAACCTTTGTCCCCTGGCGGAAGTATTTCCCTGCAAATTCAGCCTGCCTTCCAAAAGCCACGCACCGGATGAAGTCTGCGGTTGCTTCTCCCTCTTTTTTTCTGGCCCGGTCGACTGCAAGCGTGTACCTTGTGATCATCATGGAGTCATCCCCCTGCGAATATCTTGTGTCTGGCTCCCTGGTCAATCTCCCGATCAAAATTACTTTATTCATTTTTTCGTACCATACCTTTCATGGAGTTTGTCCCACTCTGCAAGCAAATTTGGTGGAAAGTTCCCCTCTTTTTTATCTACTCTGTAATCTATACCCCACTTTTGCATGTAGCTTCGCACAGTTGCAGGTGATGTCCCCACAACCTTTGAAATCTGCAGTGCGCTTTTACCGGCCAGTGCAAGCCCACGCATCTCCTGTATCTGTTCCTCGCTTAGTCTCTGCCCTAATTTCATATTCTGCCTCCTACAAAAAATCCTCATGAAAAATCTTCATAAACTCATCATGTGAATGTTCCATCTCATACGCCTGCTGACACATCCTTTTCAGGAGCCTGTCATAATTTTTATTTTCATGCACAGCTTCTTTTCCGGCATTATGGTGCCTCAGGCATAAGTTCACTTTAAATCCATGGGCTTCACTTATCTGTCTCCGCCCATTACCATAAAAGATATGGTGATCATGTACCGGTTTTTCACGGTAATCACTGTCCAGCAGCATACAAAGAAAACACTGCTTACAGGTCTGGTCCTGCATGATACTTTTCCCGTGTTTCTTCTTTTTCTTCGCTTTCCCTGGCTTTGGATACATTAACCCGCTCATATCCAGCTCTCCACGATTTCCGGTTCATCCCCAGGCGCACGCTGAAAGAATTTGCTGAACCCATTTTCTATGATTTCCTGCCTACACTCCTCTACAGTACGTCTGATCACGCACAATGAAGTTGACCTTCCTGATCTCCGGTCGAATATTCTGATCACACATCCTTCCGGGCAGGCTGACGGATGGCTATAGATCACTGCCATTGGGCACGGCACTACATCCCTATCAAGCTCCTCCAAACTGTCAATGATTTTATAAGCTGTCAATCTTTGCATCTCTTCCTTCCTTTCCGTTCCGGTTGCAAGCGGAACATGGTGTAATGTCTGTATTTTTTACCAGTGATCGGGTTAATCCCCTCTACCATTGATTCCTTATCTATGTACCATCCTTTTGGGGCTTTTGCTTCTCTCCACTTCCTGCCGCGCCATTTCTTCACTTTTGGTTTTGGTTCAACAAGGTTCCTGGACCGCGTATACCTTTTCAGGGTTTCAGGCTCCCATTCTTCAAGCGGTTTCGTGATGTATTCGGCAAGGTCCTTATATCCTCCCGCCTCATACAGAGGCTTATAATTGATATGGCCCTTTTCCCAACACTCTGAAAGTATGGTGTCAGTTCCATATCCTTCACCACTGATTCGGTTCAATAGGATATGGATGTGTGGACCGCCTTTCTCTCCGATCGCCATGCGCAGGATATATTTAAGCTCCTTTCCATGCCTCCTGTATTCCTGCCTCAGCTTTCTTATAGTTTTTGACATATCCTTTCTCATTTCTTCTGCAGATGGGCGTTTCCCTTTTTGGTATGTCACTGTTGCCCATGTATCATTTCTTCCAAAATTCTCTTTTATAAGGCGACGCACCTTTTTCTCCCGGTTCTTCTGGTTTTGCCTCTCTATCTCCTCCTGTGTGGCCTTCCTCCGTTTCACCCTCGGCATCCCTGGTGCTCCGTATCTTCCAGTATGCCCTTCCTCGACCTCTATACTGTCATGGAAATACCACGTCTTTTTTATCCTCACGCTCTCACCTCTGTTCCAAGTCTAATATGCTTATCAAGCTCTTTATGGGGATTCCCACCCCATGTAACTTGACAACAAATGACGGAGGCAGTAATATAGTTATGTAAACTTTTTTGTATTACCACTTCCAAGGGGCAGGCACCGCAAATGCCTGCCCCTTATATTATCCTTTTAAATTGTGTCACACTGTCCCGGCGGTGCCGGAACTCCCGGCGGGCCGTGAACCCATCTTTTCCGGCACGGCATCCTCCAAACTGATCTGAAAGCTGAAATGATTCCAGCGTAAGAGTCGTTAGACCATATCTTTCCTTCACATGTTCTATTTCCCTGAATATGGGTTCCACGTCCGCCTGTATGCTGCTAAAATCCTTCTGATTCAATCTGCAGATACACCTCTTTCGTTTCCTGGTTATAAAGCACATACATGCTTTCCCCAGTCTTATCCGTGATCTTTGCTTTTGCATCATCTAAAAAATGTATTTTCATGGTCCCATAGCCGAAGTTGCTATTTACCCATGTTTTAATCAAAAATTGTCCGATAGTTCCTGTCATTGACATATCCTCCTGTCTTTTTGTATAATGGTCTTGTGTTATTTTGCTTTTGGTCCCGTTTAGTTTGGTCGCTGACGGGACCCTTTTCCTTTCTTCCGGCTTGTCCATCAAATCCATATCCTCCAGGCACCAGGCCAGGACAACAGCTTTGATGTTATCCTCTGTATTGTTACTCCGGCTCAACTCCTTAATGATCGTGAGCATTTTATTGATTTTTTCTTCCTCCACAAGTTTTACATTCATCTCACACCTCCATAATCTCCCTGAACGCCTTTACCGCCCCCCTGGATACTGCCGCCCCTACAAGGAAAACCACAATGGACCATAAAGGCAGTTTGTAAATCATGAGAATCAAAATGAATGAAATCAAAGCATGTACCATTTAAAACTCCTCTCCTGCATCATCGTTCGGCGCACTGCCAAATACCGCCTGCTGTGGCTCTATATCTCTCCACTCCGCAAGGCCTCTGATCGGTTCATAACGATAATACTCCTTGTCTCCCAGAATGATTATCGCGTAATCCCCAATACGGACATTTGCGTCTTTTTCTGATCTGCAATCCATACTGATTGTCTGTCCGGTCATTTTTGACAGCTCCCTTAATTCTCTTGCTATGTTTCTTAGGTGTATCATTACATCTCCATCGGATTTCAATTTTTCCATGCTTGTCCACCTCACTTTCCGCCATCAGGCGGTTTTCTCCTTTGAGTTAAGATGCTGGAATGCTGTTTGTGCTATGATATCCAGTATCGTCTTTACCTCTTCCTCTGTTTGGCAGCAGAAATCATCATGAATCCTGCAGGTTGTTTCTCCGTCTTTAATCACTTCCATACATTCACCCCCCTTTATATCCTTAAAATATGCAGTAACGGTTGTACTTGTCATACGGCCTACTCCAGCGATGTCCAGTCCTCCGCCTGCAAATCATCTGCTGTCGGGTTCCACAATGTACCTGCTTTTTCTACTACCCATTTTCCTTCCATTCTACGCACTGTCTCTATAACACAGCATCCATAAGAGTTTGTTGGCTTAATCACAACTGCAATATTACATCCCAATAATTCAGCCACTTCTCTTCTATACATAACCTTTTTCTCTTGTAACGCCTGTTTTACTGCATTATATATATTCATCTTCTCACGCTCCTTTTCTAATTGACTTTTTATTCCAGTTCTTCTATCCTTTAAATGTAGGCCCATACCAATACCGAATCTTAAGAAAGGAAGACGTAATTAAATGCAAAGCCATAACAAATTCTCATCCGAATTTCACCAATTAGATGATATCAACAAAAAACTTTTACCATTGCATGATCTTGCCGAAAGCGCAGAAGATATTGCTCGTAGCGCCCGTGCTGAAGTTGATATTTTAAAAAAACAGGTTAAAGTCATTGAAGAAACTGCAAACACTGCTAAGAAAAATTCCAATATATCCACAATAATTTCTATTTTTGCAATTATCGTCAGTATTATTTCTACTGCAATGCATTACATATTTGGATAATCAAGTCAGTCATCGCAATCACTAATGCGGTGACTGACAAAATTCTTGATAATTTGTTTAGTTTTGTAGTTCTCTTGTTTGTTTCGCTTATCCTTTCTAATGTCTCTTCTACTTCTTTCAAATCCTTATCCATTTCCTCACGCTCCTTTTCTTTTTGATGATTTATAATCATCCTTCTTAGCAAAAAAAATTTCTTCCTTTTCTTCCAGTGAGTAAATATCTAATAATTCGCACAATGCTGAAACTTCACTCGTTTTAAATTCCTGTTTGTTATTTACCTTCAGTTGGAATCCATACGCTGATAATCCCAGGTAATCAGCAACATATTTCATTTTTAGTCCTTTGCTTTCAATCAAACTGCGAAGCTTTTCTGAATTAGTCAATTTATCACTCCTTTCTTGATGATTTTAAATCATCTATCCACACTATAGCACCGGAATGATTTAAAGTCAACTATTTTTTCTCTATTCGCCAAATATTATTGATTTTAAGTAAACATTATGTTATATTAGTATTATCAATATAAGGAGTTCGGTGGTGAGTATGGCAGATATAGGTAAGAGAATAAAAGAAAAACGTGAATCCCTGGGCATGACTCAAGAAGAATTAGCTCAGCGGTTGGGATATAAAAACAAATCTTCTATTGCTAAAATTGAAACTGGCACTAATGACATTGTGCAAAGTAAAGTTGTTGAATTTGCAGACGTTTTAAACACAACCGTTGCCTATCTCATGGGATGGGATAACAATGTTCGTCCTATTGATAACCCATCAAAAGAAAAGAAAAAAGGCGTAACTATTCGGGTATTGGGGCGTGTAGCCGCAGGAATCCCGATTGAGGCCATAGAGGAATGTATTGATACTGAAGAGATCACGGAGGATATGGCTGCAACAGGTGAATTTTTCGGTCTAAAAATCCATGGAGATAGCATGGAACCAAAATTTTCCGAGGGTGACGTTGTTATTGTCCGTCGACAGGACGATGCAGAGTCCGGTGATATTGTCATAGCTACTGTTAACGGGGATGAAGCCACTTGTAAAAGGCTCCGTAAATACCGTGACGGAATAGAACTGGTTTCAAGTAATCCCAGTTATGAGCCTATGTTCTTCAGCAACTCTGATATTATTAAAAAACCTGTTCGCATTTTAGGCAGAGTTGTTGAATTGCGTGCAAAATTTTAA